TCGTCCTCGTTGATCGATGCGCTGATGTTGAAGTGGCGGCCGTTGTAGACGACGCGCATGGCGGCCACGGTCTGCGGGTTGGCAAGCGCCGACTGCCAGCGGACGATGATCTGGTGCGTGACTTCGGAATGCACGGCCTGCGCGCTCATCAGCTTGTGGCCGGTCAGCGGCTGGATTTCTCCCCATACCGTAGCCACATCTGTCCATGTGACGGACTGTCCGCCGGAGCTGTCCTGTGCGGTCGAGCGGGATTGCAGCAAAAGCCGCTTCCGCAGGGTGCCGATACGCAGCGCCATCAGAGCATCGGCACGCGGTAAGCGTCGAGCAGGCGATCGACGTAGGGCAGCGGCTCGAGCTTGCCGCGGTTCATCGTCGCGACCTCCTCGCGGTTTTCGTACAGCGTGGCGATGCGGATCAGCATCCACGCCTTGATGCCCTGCGGAACCGCGGCTGCATTGCCGTAGCCGGCGGTGAAATTGACCTTCACGGCACCGATCTGCGGCAGGGTGATCGGCCAGATTTTTCCAAACCCAGGCGTGATGCGCGCCGGAGCGGACTGCAGCTCGGCGACGTAATCGGTGCTCGGCATGGTCTGCCAGTCGCCGGCCATGTCCTGATACTGGATCGACTCGACCGACTGCACCGGCGGCCGATCGAGAAGAATGGCGTGGCCCGGAATGCTGTACGGCACGCCGTAGGGGACTCCCAGCAAGCTCGGTCCGGGAAACGCATCGAGCACGAGCTGCCATTGCTGCGTGATCAATGCGCGCGTGCATTCCGTTTCGGCGAACTGGCGAGCGGCGGTGATCAGCGCGGTGATCAGCGTATCGTCGTCGCTGATGTCGACACGCAGATGCGCCTTGGCTTCCGACAAGCTGATCGGCTCGCTGGCCGGCGCTACGGTCTGACGCAGGAACATTTCGTGACCCAAAGAAAACGGGCGCCCAAAGACGCCCGCGATTGGTGGCTGCTGCGGTTAGACGATCTGCACAACAGTCGCGTTGTTGAGCGCGCTGGCGACCTGGTTTTTGGCGATGTCGCCGTAAATCACGGCGGCAATCAGGCTGGCAGCGGTGCCGACGGTGACCGACAGGCGGAAGTAACTGAACGAGTTGTTGGTGTCCAACTCTTCGGCCCGCAGGTTGATTTCGACCTGCTTGCCGTCGCCGGTCGCCTTGACGATCTGCGTGATTGCCTTGCCGGTGATGTCCTTGGCGCCTGTGCCGCTGGAGTCGGTCGCCTGCTGCAGCTTGGCGTCGACGGTCGCCGAAGCGCCCAGGACGCCCGTCTGAATGACGGCCAGAAAACGCTCGAAATTGGCCGCGCTGACCCATCCGGACGTAACCGTTCCGGCGCTTTGGGAAATCGGCGCGATGTTGTCGAGCAGAGCCAGCTTTTCGCTGGTTTTTGCGTTTGCGTACATTTGGAAAGCTCCTTGATGCGCCGCCAGCGCTGGCCGGCGGCAGATTGGTTAGCGCGCGGCCAGCGTGACGAAGTGCGAACGGGTGTTCGAGGACTTCGGCGGCGTGATCGGCGCGGACAGGATCGGCATGCCGTTGAGGCGGAAGATGAACCGGAACGCGGTCACGTCGGCATCGAAATACAAGTGCATGCTGGTCTCGGTATTGATTCCTCCGGCCTTGGTGATCGTCCGGTATCCGCGCAGCGACAGCAGGTTCAAATCGCCCTTGCTGGAAAAGGCCGAGGCGTGCTCCGACAGCAGCAGCGGGCGGCCCTTGAGCATGCCGTATGAAGCCGCGGCCAACGATGGCGAAATCTGCATGGTGCTGCCCTGCACGCTCGGCAGGAATACCGGATAGTTGCCGACGGTAAGCGCCTCGAGAGGCGGCAACAGGTCCGGGTTGGCGATCCAGATTGCGTTTCCCAGTTCGCCGACGATCAGCCGAGAGACCATGTTGGCGATGTTCGCAACGCTCAGCGTCGAAGCGCTTTGCCCGGAATCCTTGGCCTGCACGACGGCGGCAGGGCTGGTCAGAGCACCGAACGGCTTGCCGACGCCATCCCCGAAAAGGATGGCTTCGTTCGCCTTGTACGCGATACGCTCCGGAGCTACCTGCGACAGATAGCTTCCGATCGCGAATCCGTCCTCAATCAGCTCGTTGGTCACCGGAACGAGCGAGATCAGCTTGTGCAGCACCAGGGTATTGGTGCCGAGGTACGGCTTGCTCCCGGACGCAGCAGCGGCCTCGTTCTGCCAATACACCTGCACGCCGTTGCCGCCCCATGGCGTCGATTCGTCCTTCGGGAAGATCATGCTGTTCCCGGACACCTCGGTATTCTGCGTGAGCGGAATCAGCGAGCTTTCTCCAAGAGACAGCCGCCAGATATCCGAACTGAATTGCGGAGGAATGGCGAAACCACCATCGGAGCCGACGGACTCGCTGCCGAAGGTCGAAGGAGCGGCCGCCATGCGGCCGAGCCGTTGGTCGAACCCCATGCCGATCTTGGCCCCGGCAACGCACTTGGCAAACTCGCCGAAGCTTGCAAACCCGCGCTTCGGATCGAGGTCGATATTGTCGGAAACGTGGATCGTTCCGTCCGGCACTTCGACGCCGAGCGAGGCTTGCTGCTCTGCGAGGAACTGCTGCGCCTCGATTTTGCGATTCGTTTCCTCGATCTGCGCCTTGATCTGGTCGAACTGCGCCAGCTCGGTGTCCGACAGGTCGCGATTGGCCGCAGCGGCTGCGGCGTTGAGTGCGCTGGCCTGATCGATCAGCGCGGCTTTGCGAGACTTCAGCTCGCGGAGTTGCTTGTTCATTCGGATTTCTCCAATAGGGGCGAAAAAAAACCGATTGCGCGGTCGTTTTGCTGCACTTCGGCCTTCGGGCCGTTGCTTCGATCGTCGGATCGTCGCCGGGCCGGTGCTAGCCCAAAAGCTGCAAGTCGCGCATGGCCGATGCGCGGCGGCTGGCCGGCGCCGGGGCGCGCGAAGCCTTGATCTGTTTTTGCATGCGCGCCACCAGCTCGTCGAAGGTGCAAATGCCGTCGACCATCTGTGCGGCCAGCGCGGCCGATGCGCCGAGGCAGCGTCCTTGTCCCATGCCATCGCGCACCTGCGCGACCGGGACATTGCGCGCCTTGGCAACGCCGCGAACGAACGCGTCGTAGTAGTCGTCGACCCGCGACTGCATGAAGCTCAGAGCCTCTTTGTCGAGCGGCTGAAACGGGTTGCCCTCGGTCTTGTACTTGCCGGCTGAAATCAGCGTCGGCGTGACGCCTTCCTGGTCGAGCATGCGGCTGTTGTCGGTGTGGATCTGGTAGACGCCGATGCTGCCAACTTCTCCGCTCGGGGTAACGTACAGCTCTGATGCTGCGCTACCAATCCAATAGGCCGCAGATGCGGCGAGACTGTTGGCGATCGCGCACACCGGCTTGCTGTTGCGCGCCTGCAGAATCTCGGCAGCAAGCTCTGAGGTGCCATAGACGCTGCCGCCAGGGCTGTCGATGTCGATCAGGATGGCGCCTACCGTGTCGTCGGCAACGGCCTCGCGAAACGCCTGCGCAAACAGCTGCGTGCTGGTGCTGCCTGGCCCCGAGATGTCGTCCATCATGTTGCCGCGCTGCGTGAGCACGCCATACAGCGGGAGAACGGCAATGCTGCCGGTGACCGCGCGCCCATTCGCTTCCCGACGGTTGTCGCGCGCCTCGCGATCGGCGGCGATGCGTTCCAGCACGTTCGCATCCGGAGATTTTCCAGCCGCCCATCGGTGCAGCACGCCGGCAGCCGCGTGGATGCGCTCCGGCATGAGAGCCCATGGCGTTGAAAGGAATTCGGCGATCAAGAGATGGCGTTGCATGATTTCGTATCGATCAAAAAATTTGCCTGATGATATAGCCCATGCCGATGGACAGCGTCTTGATGGCGTCCTGCGCCTGCGACAGATTGGTGACGTTCGCATCGACCCAAGAGGAAACCTGGGCAGGAGTCATGTTCTTGAGCGCTACGAGCTTGGCATACGACTTGACGGCTTCCTTGTCCGCATCGATCACAGCGGGCGTCATGTCCGCGCCCGTGTAGACGACAATCTCCTTGGGAGCATTGATCCAAACCTGCCGAGGCTGAGCCGTGGATTCCGCAATCTTGACGTTGGCGTCAGAGTATGGGTAGCGAACAATGGCCATGGTTTTATGCTCCGTAGGTAACTGAATACTGGCGCGGAATAAGAACAGCAGAATCTGTATTTGCTGGCAGTTGCATCGTAAAAGTCACAGTCTGATCCACAGACGTGTCCACCGAGGTATTATCCGAGGAATAACTTGTGAATGACGCGCCAAGCCACCCTATAGAACCCCTGCTTCCTATTTGTTTCGTCTGTATTCCAGTGTTCTGTTTGATGAATTCAAAGTCTAAATCATTGTTGGTAGTAGTCGCATAAGTAGTATTTAACGAAATTCCTCCAAGCCTGCACCGAAACAGCTTGTTGCCAGCAGAGCTGTTAGCTCGTTGTGCCAACACGCCGCGAATAATCCCGTTTGGCCCGAGCATGCCCCCGGTTTGAGTAAAACTCGCTACAGTTATTTCGCTGATCGTCTGCGTGATCCGCCCTGCCGTCAGACTCGGTTGCTGCGTCGGCGATGACAACCACGTCGGCAATCCAGAGCCAGGGACGTATGTTTCCTGAAAAACCTCCCCATTGGTGTCGTCGGTGAATTGTGCCCACCGCCACCCCGCGCTACCGAGTCCGCCCGCGCCCGCGGGCAGGTACAGGTAGCAACCGCCGAGCATCGCTGACACGCCAGCGAGAATCGCTGCCGACAGCGTGAAAACTCCGCGAGTGCCTGTAAAGTTCAATCCGTTCGCCCCGCCGTCGCCGGCTGGCAAAACGAACGGAATACCGGTCTGCCACAGCACTCTTGGCACAGATAGTGCAGCGTGGTCGGCGAGATGCGGCCCAAGACGAGTGGCCTGTGGCTGTACCGGCAAGTCGTAGTACGCAAATCCAGCGGACACAATTGCCGCGGCCAGCGTGTCGTTTGGAACCTCCTGATACCCGTATGGATAGTCCACGTTCGAATATCGGAACGGAGTCGGTGCAAAAATGCGCATGCTCTTTCCTATCTGCCCGAATGGGCAAGCAGTTGCTCGGTGATGGTTTCTACGGTCAAGCTCTTTTCGCCCCAGATCGGCAGGCGGATGATTTTCTCTGCTGACTCTCTGGAAATCGCCAGTGAGTCAGCGATCAGATCAACCGTGATGGAATCCGGAGACTTGATGAACCGACGAGCCAGACGGGACGAGTTGTTTTCGACCAAAGCCCGCAGTCGCCTGGCGTTTTCACTGTCCTCTTCCGGCTGCTTTGGCTCGGCTGCTTCCTGCGACGTCGGCTCAGCCTCCTCGGTGTCTTCCTCGGCGTCTTCGGCTTCGGACTCCTCGATCATGTTGAGCGGCCTCAATGGTTCGTCGAGTCCTGGCAACGGCTGCAGACCTTCTGCCGCGCGGGCTTCGTTGCGCGTCATCCATCCGGATGCGATCGCCTTCGCGTGGTTGCCGTAGCGCGACTGACTATCGCCGCGCAAAAGACGGGAGAAATCCAGCTCTGCTTCGATCTTCTCGTCGTCGAACAGCAGCACGTCCTCGATGCCGGCTTCCCAGATTTCCGCCCAGATCAGCAGGCAGTCGTTGACGTATTCCAGCGCCTGCTGTTCGATGTTCGAGAACGTCGCGCGATCAAGGTCTGCCAGCTTGTGCGGTGGCACTCCGAACCAGCGCGCGATGTCGCTGATCTGGAACTTTCGCGACTCAAGAAACTGGCTGTCCTTGTTGTTGATCCCGATCTCGTGGTACTCCATTCCGTGTTCGAGCACCATCGTTTTGCCGTGATTCGCGCCGCCCTGCGCGCGCTGGATCGATTCGCGAAACGCGGTGCGCGCTGCGGCGTCTGCGAACTTTCCTGGGAAGCTGATCCATCCGCCAGTTGGCTTGGCATCGTTGGCGAAGAACCTGGCTCCGTAGCTCTGCGCAGACAGGCCAAGTCCGATCGACTCGCGGGCGCATTCGATTACCGAGACTCCGGTGATTCCGTTCGCGCTCATGCTGCGCAGGTGCCACACCTGGCCGCGCTGCAGTGTGCGATCCGTGCCGTCGGCGTCGGTCACGCGATAGCGCCAATTGCCATTTTTCAGCGGCTCGATCTTGGTCCGATCCGGGTGCAGCGGGATGAGCTCGGTCACTTCGCCGCGCGAGTTGTCGACGATCTCGTTGTAGGCGTTGCCGCGCAGCAGCAGGTGGCCCATCAGCATTTGCCGCCATTCGAGTCCGTTCTGCCAGCGATTGGGCCGCTTGAACAGCCGGTAAAGCGGGTGCTTCTCGACGCGCTTGTGCGACCCTTCGCGGCGCAGCACGAGCGGCAGCATGGCGATATGCCCGGAAATCAAGGCCACGGCCCGGAATACGGCGGAAAGCTGCAGCGACGTGTCCGCCGTGACGCGCGCTCCGCTGGCGGTGGCCATGCCGATCGGCTGAAACCAGAAGTCGCCGAACGGCGAACGGTCGCCTACGCCTTCTGATCGGATTCGCGAGATGAACACTATTCGATGCCTTCTTTCTGTCCGGAGAACACTCCGGCGATGCGCGCAACCACGAACACCATCACCAGGAGCAGAAGTCCGCCGAACATCAGGCCAGCGCCCACGTTGATAAGGACACCTCCGATCAAAACCATGATCCAGCCAATCAGCAAGGACGCGTTGAATGTCGCGACGCTCATGGTTACACCACCATCAGTTCGTAGTCGGATCCGATCACTTCGACCGACTCTTCTGCCGGGTTGATCAGCCGAGCGAGGCCCATGATGACGGCGACGGCGCCGTCGATCTTTTTCTCTTCAGAGTCCTTGCGCGGATAGATGTTGTCCTTGGCGTCGAGATGTGCGACGACGTTGGACACCATCCAGGTAAGCACCGGATCCCCGCTGTGGTGGAAGCGGCGCGAAAGGACCAGCGCTTCGAAGTGCTTCATCGGTTCCGACATGTTCTGGACGGTTTGCCGAAACTCGACCATCGGCGCGTTTTTCTTGGCCATGTTGTTGGCCAGCTGCGTGGCCTGCCAAGGATCGAAAGGAATTTCCGCTACCTGGTACGCGATGAGATCTTGCGCCAGGTCGTTCTCGATCTGATCGAAATCGATCACGTTGCCCGGGGTAGTCGTCAGCCACCCATCTTCCGCCCATCCGGCGTACTGGCTGTTTGCCTCTTCCTGGGTGGCATCTTCCGGCGCGTAGTGGCTGGCGAAGGCGTAGTAGTGATTCACGCCGTTCTCGTTGCGCTCGAAGATCAGCACCTTGTCGGCGATGTCCTTTTTGCTCGCCAGGTCGAGAGCGATCACGCATTTGCAGTCGGCGAATTGTTCCGGAGTCAGCGATTCGTCTGCGCAATCGTCCCACCGGCGCATGTCCATCCAAGCGGAGGAGGCGTTTACCCATACGTTGAGCCGCTTGGTGAGGAAGTTTGGCCTGGCGCTGGCGGTCTTGATCGCCTTGTCCGCCAGCCGGCGCATATCGTCGGCGTAAACGGAAACGCCGTAATTCGGGTTGGCCTTGGCCCAGCACGATTCGTCCGCCCAGTCGTCGGCGTCGTCGATCGTGTAGATGATGCCGAAATAGGTGTCGTCCTCACCGCGCGAGCCCTTGATGGGATAGCCGAGTCCATCATGTCGGTGCAGCACCGTGTTGAGGATGCCGGTCACGTAGTTGCGCTGTTCGTAGCAGATACCGGATCGGTCGCTTCCGGCTGTCGTGATGTTCCAGATCAGCGATTGCTCGCGGGCTCCGGTGGCCGTCTCGAGCACGTCGTAAACAGCACGCGTCTTGTGTGCGTGCAGCTCGTCGACGACGGCGAAATGGATGTTGAGGCCATCAAGCGTCGATCCTTCGGCGGACAAAGGAGAAAATTTTCCACCGTTGATGACCTCGTAAATGCTGTGCGCCAGGACGCGCACGCCGTATCTCTGGCGGAACCCTGATTCCATCGAGGCCATCTTGCGCGCGTCGTCGAACACGATGCGCGCCTGGTCTCGCGTCGTTGCAGCGCTGTAGATTTCCGCTCCTGGTTCGGAATCCGCAGTCAGCATGTACAGGGCCACTCCTGAGGAAAGAGTGCTCTTGGCGTTCTTTCGCGCAACCTCGATGTACACGGTACGGAAACGCCGGCAACCGCCGTTTTTCCGATACCAGCCGAAAACCGTGGTGACGATGAGGATCTGCCATAGGTCCAGAACAATCCGCCGGCCAGCCCATTTTCCCTTGATGTGCGGCAGCATTTCAAGGAATCGGCAGATATGCTCCGCCTTGTCAGGACGCCACTCGAACGGAAACGTCGGATCCCTTTCAGCTGCTTCCAGGTCATCCAGCTGCCTCCGGCAAGCCGCTTTTACCCACTTGTTGGCGGTGATTTTTCCGGACAGGACGCTGGTGCAATAAGTGATCGCAGCGTCCAGGTAATAACCGGCAACTCGGTCGCTCACAGTGCTCCCCAACCTGTACGCGGTTCGTCCGGCAATCCGAGCTGCGAATTATTTTTGCTGGCGGTGACGCGAGACCTGGCCGACGGGCTCAGGCCGAACTCGGCAGCGAACTTCATCATGCGATCGTAAGCGCGGTTGCGAATCTGCACCCATACGCTCATCTGCTCGTAACCGCTCGGCGTGACGGAAACAAGCCCAGCCGACCCGCCGGCGTCCTCGGCGTTCAGTGCCTTGATCTTGCGCTCGCA